TTTTGATTTAGAACAAACAATTGGTGATATTGCAACATACATCGATCAGCATGTAGTTCAAAAGGCACTAAAGATCAAAGACGAAGTGACCAGTATTCTTAACGACGAGAATAAGAAGGGTCTCACTGACAAGATCAAGGCGTTGTTTGATTATGCAGTGGGTCTCTTTGCAAATCCCTCATTAGAAGAAATTCAATTCTTGATTGCACGTTTTTGTGCATTGACCTCAAACATTGAAGCGTTAATTAAAGATGTTAAGAGACCAATGGACAACTATGCATACAAGTATCAAACCATTGTTGGTCGTCTAGAAAGAATCTCAAAACTATCAACTGCACGTGCGGTTTCTGCAGGTGCAGTTCGTATCGAACCAGAGAAACGTAAAGAGCAAATAAATAAGCAAGTTAAACAGTGGACAGGCCCGATTGAAACCACATATTTGGACGATAGAGGGAACAACACAGGAATTAAAAGGATACTGGGAGATTTTGAATCAGATAAACAATTAAACGATTTACTTTCGGGTACACAGGACGATCAGGTAACACCTACACCAAGACCACGTCCAGAACTGCCTGATACTGTGAGTGTTAGAGAAGGTGTTGTGGAATCAAACCCAACAAAACATCACACACCCACAGGTAAACCGCCAAACAACCCACCAGCTGCCACACCTAAAGAAGTTGGCGACTTTCCTACGTGGGATGAAATCAAAGATGGTAATCATCCAAGATTTAAGTTTACATCTGGTATGGGTCAAAGAGGTTGGACGGATCTGTCTCCCGATACAAAGGCCGCTTTGAATAAATTGCAAAAGAAGGTCGGTAAAAAGTTTACAGTGAATAGTGGATTTAGAAGTGAACAGTATCAGAATAGGTTGAGAGAAAGATACAAACGTGAGGGCAGATCCAAAGGCACGTTTGTAAAGGGAAGAGGATGGAACTACGGAGTTGCATTTTCATCTCAACACATGTTAGGTAATGCGGTAGATGTGGTTTACCCATCAGGTGTTAGTAGGGCACAATTCCAAAAGGATGCTCTTGCATCTGGATTCAATTGGACTAAACATTATAATTCACGTGGTTTTATGCACATGGATTTATTAGAGAGAAATTAAATGTCGTTAAACGTCTTTACACCAACACAAAAAAAGATCAGTCTTTATTCTGATTTTAGAAAAGATCTGGAATTGAATCTTTTGACAGATGACCTTGCAATATCAAGGGACGAAGATTCTGTCAAGGAAGCAATGTACAATCTTATCATGACCGCTCGTGGTGAACGTTTAATGCAACCAAACCTTGGGGCGGGACTCAGAGAACTACTCTTTGAAAACCTAACGCCTGCTACACTAGAATTAATTAAAGACCGTGTTAAAACAACACTAGAACTCTACGAACCTCGTGCAGAAATCATTGATGTAGTCGCTGCAGGTTCTTTAGACGAAAACGAAGTTTATGTTACTGTGAGATTTTACATCAGTAATAGAGAACAGCCAGTCACGTTAGATGTGATACTAGAGAGGACAAGATAATGGCAACGCCAACCCCAATCGTAGAACTGGATTTTGAGGCAGTCAAAACTCAGTTAAAATCATACCTAAGATCTCAAACCCAATTCAAAGACTACAACTTTGAAGGTTCGAACATGAGTGTCATGTTGGATGTCCTTGCATACAACACGTATCATAATAACTTCTACACCAACATGGCAGTCAACGAGATGTTCCTTGACACTGCAATGTTGCGTAACTCTGTCATCTCTCATTCAAAAGAACTTAATTATCTTCCTCGTTCTCGTAAATCTGCAAAGGCTGTTGTCAGACTACGCATAGACGATCCTCAACAAACTATCGAAGATCAAACTGTTGTTATTCCAACATACACCGAATTCACTTCCTCTTATTTGGGACAGTCTTTTAACTTCGTAACAGATCAAACATATATCGCTAAGAAAGTTGATGTTGGGGTATTCGAAACTGATAATATAGAAATCTTTGAAGGTGAGATGCTGCAATCATTTGAACGTGAAGGTTTCTTGATTGACGACAAAGGTGTCCTACGTGTCGCACTATCAAACGCAGAAGTCGACACAGACTCCATCGTTTGTTTCGTAGATGCAGAGGCGACAGAAGATCAAAACGTATTTACATATAGAACAAATATCTTTGGAGTGGGTGCACTGGATAAAGTGTTTTATCTAGAACCATACTTCGATAATCGATATAATATTTATTTTGGAAACAACATTTTTGGTTTGCAACCAACTGCATTCGAAGATGTTAAAGTCCGTTATAGAATTTGTTCTGCAGAAGAACCAAATGGTGCGAACGCATTCACGACATCGTTTATACCAGATACTCAAATCACTGTAACAACTATTCAACCTGCAGCGGGTGGTGCGGAAAGAGAAGGCATTGAGTCCATTCGTTTCAATGCGCCAAGAGCATTGCAGATTCAGGATCGTGCGATTACAACCAAAGATTATGAGATTCTTCTTAAACAACAGTTCCCAGAGATCTCTGCAGTTTCTGCATATGGTGGTGATCAGTTAGATCCGCCACAGTTTGGTAAGGTTGCAATCTCTGTATACTTAAACGACAATGCACAGTTGATTTCTCAAACACTTGCAAACTCATATATTTCTTTCCTAAAAGAAAGAACACCATTGACGATTGAACCATTCTTTGTGAAAACTGATTTCATCTATGCAGACATTGGCATTAATGTTTACTATACGACTACTGAAACAGAAAAGTCTGCAGATCAAATTGAATCATTGGTTCGTGATAAAATCAAACTTCATTCCTCAACTAACTTGAATAAGTTTAATGCAGTACTAAGACTATCTAAGTTGTCATCTGAAATAGATTCTATCGATACTTCAATTCAATCGAATGCGATTATTGCTAAACCTATTATTGAGTTCTCTCCTACTATTAATATCGTTACTAATCCACGTTTCGTATTTGGAACTGAACTTATTAAACCATACGCATATTCAACAACAGAAGGGTTTACTAACTACAAACCTGCAATCGTAAGTTCTATCTTTGATCAAAACGGTATCTGTGTATTCTTCCAAGACGATGGTAAAGGCAAAATTCAGATTGTCACTGATGATATTGCAAACCCACAAGTTGTAAATCCTTCCGCTGGTACAGTGAACTACGAAACTGGTGAGGTAAAACTAATTAACTTTGAAACAGAGAGTTACCCAGGCGCCTCTATTAAAATATTTGCAAATACAAGACCAGATGATATTCGTGCACCAAACGGAAGAGTCTTCATACTTAAAGATGAAGATGTTCGTGTGAACGTTTATGTCGATGGGGTAAAAGCAAACTTGACCACTACAACAACGAACTCCATCACACCAACAGTTCCAGCAGGAGTTGATGTCCTTATTACAGGGACAGGTGCAGGTACAGGTCGATCAGGTGGCGCTGGTGGTGGGTATACCGATTATGGCGGAGGTTCGGGTTACTAATGGCCGATTACAATCAAGCAGAAATTCTTAAGAAAGTTTCTTTCTTCGTAGATGCTCAGTTCCCCGCTCTCTATAAAGAGTTCGGGCCTGAGTTGATTCAGCTTGTGCGAGACTATTATGAGTTCATGGAAACAGACACAAATCAGTCTGTTTACAATATAAGACGTATCTTCGAATATCGTGATGTATCTACTACGATCTCTAGTATGATAATTCACTTTCAAAGAATGTTCATGGCAGATCTTCCATACAAGGAAGAACAAATTGTTTTTGTAATAAAAAACATCATGGACTTGTATCGTGCAAAAGGTACAGAACAAGGTATTGAACTCTTCTTCAGACTCTTCTACAAAGAAGATATTGAAGTATATTATCCCGCTCAAAAAATGTTTAAACCTTCGTCATCTAAATGGCGAACTGGTAACTTCTTGCAGATGTTCCCAACAACCAATGAGTTTTTCTCAAAGACAGGTGTTAAGTACACATATCTTGATCTGTTAGGTAGAAACATTACTGGTTCCACTTCTGGTGCGAAGTCATCCGTCAACAAGATTAACTTTATTCTTCTCAACGGTATTATCACACCTATTATATACATCGATAACTTACAAGGCAACTACATTAAGTACGATGATGTTCTCACACAGATTTCTGGTGAGACTGTTTCTTTTGGTAAGATCAACGGTTCACTTGTAGATCTTGATATCGATGACAAGTGGTCTCTTGCAACCACAGGAAACCAAGTCGGTGACATATTCGATGTGCAAGGCACATTTGGTGTCGGTGGACGTGCAATCGTCACAGAAGTATCTGATGAAATTACTGGTACAATTGCATACGAATATATCGATGGTGGTTTTGGTTACACAGTAGAAAACGCAAGACTTCTTGTCAGTGATCAAGTGGTCATTCTTGACGCAGGGTCACGTGACACTGAATGGGATCTCGGCGAAACAATCGGTGATAGATTCGGTAACGAAGGTGTACTCACAGGTTTCAATGAAATCGCCATTGGTGTAAAGATGAATGCAGGTCAGGATTTTGATGAAACTCAATCTCCTCAACTTCGTCGTAGAAACTTTGCAAACTCAGATATTTTCTGGACTGATATTACGAACAAGAACTCAAGTTCGCCAGGCCCTCTATACCCAGATGGTACACCACCAGATGCAACCACACAGGTTGTGGCGGTAATTAACAATATTGAAAACATCTCGTTAATCACAGATCCTATTGCACCATTCCTCGCTGTCACACTCGATTCATCAAACTATAATGATGTTCCACCTGCAGGTCAACCAATGTCTGGTACTGCAAACCCAGTGACGATTGCAACACCATTGAATCAAGCGTTTGACTTAACACCATTCAATATTGGTGCAATTGATATCTTTAAGAATATCGATCCAGGCGTTAACTACACGAACGATGTGTTTGCATTTCCACTTGATAGTCAAATGTTACAGTTTGATCGTAAAGATCAAATCATTCAATTGTCGAACCCTGCGGCTGCAGGTTCATTCAACATTGGTGAAAAAGTTATCGAAGCGAATACTGGAGTCGTCGGTAAGGTTCGTGGATCTAATACTCAGGTTGGATCTATTACTGTTACACCATATGCATATTATGGATTTTCAGGTACAAACAATATTACCAGAGAAAACACAGACGTTTTCACAATCTTGGGCGTTGAAACAGATTACAACTCTCAGTCATTTGGTGAGAACGCAGTCGTTGATACAGAGGTTGAATTTGCAACAGGTAAGATTAAGACTGCAAGGATCTTTAACTCTGGTCTAGGTTATTCTACTGGAGAAACAGGATACCTCGCAAACAATAACATCCTATATGCAAAGGGTACAATCACTGCAGACTCGCAGGGTGTAACTGAAGGTTATTGGGCGGACTTCAACTCACACTTGAATGGATATCGTGTTGATACCGCTAACAACTATAACTACTTCGACTCTTCTATGAAGGTTCAAGACAGTGATTACTTCCAAGAGTATTCATACGAAGTTCGTAGTATGCTTGGAAAACCAGTTTACGAAGACTTCCTTAGAGATACCATGCACACTGCAGGTACTAAGATGTTTGGTAAGTTTGCATACAACCGTAAGTTCGAAGTTGGGCCAACGGATACTGGTGTTAAACAGAGATTTATCCGTATCTTTAATGATGACGGTGAGTCAACATCACCCTTGGATATTGGTAACACTACAAACCTCACATCTGACTTCACTAACATTTATGTTGATACAGAGTTAGTCACTTCAGACAATGATTCGTCATTTGCTGGTGGTGGTACAATCTCTTACCAACTAGAAGTACAGGGTGGTGCAACGAGTGTGGATGAAGGTAGTTCACTTACGTTTGTCGTCACCACAACAAACTTCCCGAATGGGCCTCTATATTGGTCTATTCCAAATACTGGAGACTTCCAGTTCCAGAGTGGTAATGTCAACATGACAAACAACTCAGGTGCATTCCAGTTGACTCCTCTCGCAGATGGGGTGACAGAAGGTGCAGAAACATTTACCGTCACATTACATACTGGATCTGGAGTAGGCCCAGTAGTGACAAGTGTTGGCCCTATCACAATTAATGATACAAGTCAAGGTACATTTACACCCGATTACACTATCAACGTAACTACACCAATCTTTGATTATGTGTTTAACGGAACGCATGGTGGTGGTACTCTAACATCTGCAGCACAACCTGCACTAACATTTAGTGTCGGTGATAAAGTTCAATTTAATATCGATTCAAGTACACAAACAAGTCACCCATTCTATCTAAAAACTGTCCAAGGAAGTGGAACTGGAAATCAAATTTCTGGTGTTGTAGGTCAAGGTGGCGCAACACTTCAGTGGATTGTAGGTGGAACTGGAGTCTACTATTATCAGTGTGGTGTACATGGATCAATGAATAACACAATTACAGTAACATAAATAATTTAAAAACACTTAGGAAGGTTTAAAATGGCAAAGCAAGTTGTTGACATAGGTCAAGCGCCAAACGATGGTACTGGTGATCCGATACGTGTCGCCATGGACAAACTTAATGATAACTTCAGTGAAGTTTATCGTGCAGTCGGTGGTGTCGGTTCACAGACTCTACTTAATATGGTTTCTAACAACGCCATTCAAGTATTGAACACTTGGAACCCCATCTCATTCAAGATTGACACTCTCGCTGAACTCAATAATCTGAGCGCAAGTACGTATCATGGGTGCATTGCTCATGTGCACGAAACAGGGGCAATGTATTACGCTCACGTCAATTGGAATAGACTCCTTTCAGACGCAAACACATCAATCTCTGCATATGTAGATCCTTTGACTGATATGGTCTATGCAAATAATCATACAAATACAGAAGTAGCGGATTATGTTCTCGCAACAAATGCAGATGGAACGTACACTTGGGTAGAGCAATCTGTAGGTGGTGGTGGTTCATCAAACACATTTAGTTCTTTCGCTGTATCTGGTCAGACCTCTGTTGTTGCAGATTCGATCACTGATACATTGACTTTGGTTGCAGGTAGTAACATGACAATTACTACAGATGCGACTAATGACAGAATCACGTTTGCATCTACAGGTGGTGGTAGTGGTAACTCAAGTCCTGGCTTTACACCAACACGTGTTAGTCAAGCTGTCACAACTTCATCCTTGCCAGATGGTTTCGATACTGATATTTCATTTGCAGACCTTGGTGCATCTTTCGCACTTTATAGTGTGACAGTAGACAGAGCTGCAAGAGTAAGAGTTTATAAAGATGTTGCATCTCGTACTGCAGACGCAAGTCGTGCACAGGGTATAGACCCTGCAGAAGGTACAGGTGTAATTTTAGAATACGTTTCAAACAGTGCAAACACTATCGTGTTATCCCCTGCAGTGTTTGGTTTCATTGATAGCGGTGAAACTACAATGCCTGTAAGAGTAACTAATATATCAGGTTCAACGTCAACTGTCGTGGTAACACTTACTGGACTTAAATTAGAGAACTTCTAATGAAACAAAGATATAACATCGTATTATCAGACTCGTCATTACAGGATCAAGTCCTGTCGGATGATTGTTGTGATATGGAAGTATATGATACACTTGATAATCTAGATGGTGTTGTAACACTATTGTTGACTTCAGAAGAAGCGGAGAAACTTGAAGCATGTGTTCACATAACGGCAGTAGAACTAGAACTGCCAGTGGAAGACATGGCATATACTCCACGTACTGTTACAAAAGAGATGCGTACAAAATACCAACCAAGTACTGGTGGTAATGGTGCTGACTATCATTCAACTATGTTTCACTTCAGTAGTAATCAGGTTTTAAATGCAAACAGTGGCCCTGTCGGTTGGTTTGATGGTTCACCAAGTTTTGAAGACAACACCATTGCTAATCAACCTGTAACGCAAAATTATGCAGGTGAGTTTGTAGATATCGTTGCAATCGAAGCAGGTACGCCTGTTTCTTCTAATGATTCGCACGATCAACATCCAGACTTCTTAGACGATCAAGGTAATTCAAGATTCGTAAAGATGGATTGGGATAACCACAATGGTAGT